CCGAGATGACACCAGCCCGCCCGAAGAGTGCCTGCGCGTACGCTTTGGCGTCGAACGTCTTAAGAGGAAGCATGACCTGACGGGCGACAGGGTTCACCGCCACTTCAGGAGCTACTTCCGCCAAGGCGGCCGACACACGGTTGGTACGCAGCACGGACAGGCCGGACGATCCGGTAGGGTTGCGTAGGATCGCTACTAAGGAGCGAGGAGGTAGCGGGGTACGGAGCCTCTGGATCACCACTCGTTTGACGCTAGGGTAGGACAACGCGAAGGACTGCATCGCAGCAATCCCCTCCGAGATCGACGCTCCCTTCCCAGTCTTGTCGAACCCCTTAGGCGAGGGAACCGCGAGTCCGTAGTACGCCGCTGGAGACGCGATCATCAGGCCGACCGCCACCGGGGACACGCCGAGTAGCCACTGGTACGAGGGCGCCCACGAGAGAAGCTCCAGCGCCACGAGGAAGTAGCAGAACAAGGCCGCCACTAAGTTCGGAAGACCCGCTTGAACCGCGCCTTGCGTGCCGGAAGACAACGTCATGACCCGGTCCACCAAGGATTCGTGCTCCTGCTTCGGCTCCGCGGCGATCCTGAGCGCTGCCTTAGTCGCAGACACTTCGTGGGCTCCTGCATAGTAGACTTCGTTCAGGAACACGAACATCCGGTCGCTGGGCAAGCACTTGAGCGGGTGCAGCACGAATCTCTCCGCACCGTACACCTCCTCTGCACACGTCATGAACTCGCTGAAGAGCGGCTCGGCTATTCTGGTGGGGAGCTCGAGCGCTGCTGCACCGTCGTCGATGTACGTGATCAGGTCGGCTTGGATGTCGTCTCTGCCTGTCACTTGCCTGGTCCTACGGACGGTCGCAGACATGAGGGCAAGGTGGACCATGGTCATCGCCTTCCCGTCGTAGCCCTCCAAGTTCGCTGTAGGGGACGTGTATCCAGCTAGGATCCCGTGCTTCTGGATGTACACAGTCGTGTTCGCCATCGTGTTGTATGCGCTCCCTACCTCCTGGCAGTCGAACACCTCGGCCCACAGCTTCCCCGAGTCCCTCTGGATCTCGGCAGCCATCCCGGCCGACCAGTTCGACACGTCGAACGAGAAGAACCTTTTCACACGTCCGCCACCTGCTAGACTTGCCATGCTGCGCGCCTTGGCCTGCTGCTCGGCGGGGCTCTTTCCCAGCATGTAACACGGATGATGCGACGCAACCGAGAAGATGCACTCCTCCGTCCAGCTCACCCCCATGCGGTCGAGCAAAGTCGCCTCGTAGAACAGCCGCAAGGGGTCCTTGTAGTTCTCC